TGAATGTCGAAGAATTTAAATAAATCAAATGACCATATTTGGTCCATATACGCTTATCCACAGCATCCCCAAAATGGGTAGCCTCTTCCGGTAGAATGGAATTCTTGCGCTCAGAACTTTTATCCTTTTCAAATTTCCCATTCTTATCAATGACCCTGGTATTGTTCATTGATATAATCGTGTATTTACACTTTTTACCGTTGATCAGAAATTTAGGATACCGTTTATCACTACCCTTTAAAATATTCATCCATAATAAATATTTCTCATGTTGGGGTGGTTCCTTTCCTTTATGAAATTTACTCTCTACATTCCATCCATTACGCCTGAAACGATCAATGGCTTGTTCATTGTAAGTCCGTGAATTTTTGGCATTCGGCTGTTTGGAATCACCATACCGGTCATGAAAATATAGCACCTTTTTGGTTGGATGATTGCTGTAATAGTTACAGGTCTGATCCACAAGATCATCAATCATTACACCCGGAGTATCAGCCTTTACAAAGAATTCGTTGATCGTACAATCAACCAGCTCAACAATCTTGGTGACAAAATTAAAGTTGCGCTCTTGTCCGATGGAAAACAGCGAGATTTTTGATCCCCAGTCAGGTACAATCTCCAATCCCTTTCCCGGGTCACAATCAAGATCATATACTGAACTTTCAGCTTCAAGTAACTTAATATCCCAATTGCTATCGTTGGCAACTTTTCTGATCATATCCTCATTAAAGGCATTGTAATAAACGTTTACCTGGTTATCCAGCGCATAATAACAATCTTCTACCTGATCAACAATCCAATTCAGGATTTCAATCATAAAAGTCAGCAAATTCTGCTTTTCATATTCCCTTAAAATATAGGAAAAGCCCAGGTTTTTTATATTGTCAAAGGCATTTGCCAAGGTAAAAAGAACACCTGTTTTTGAAACAAATGGAGTTATCTTTGCTTTCAACCTCACAGTTTCATTCCAGATATCCTTAAAAAGATTGGTATTCTCCTCTTTAAAGGCATCAATCAACTGCAATTGCAGTTTTACGATCACATTCCAAAGTTCAAAAAGATGAATATCAGCTTCTTCCTGATAATATTCTCCGAATTTTAACAACCACTTTTGTTCGCTGTTGTAAGGCATAGAGGAAACATACCGGAAACCATGATGTTGCATAACCCTTTTCCCTTTTTCTACCCGAAAACCCCAAATATCTTCATTCCCACGATTCGCCGGAGATACCTCTTCGTCATACCTGGTTTTATTTAACGTCAACGCTTCATCCACAATTTCACGATCAATATTTGGCCCCCGGGCAGAACCGCTTCGCTCCTGGGACAACATCAAAAATCCAGTCCCATTTGAAAAAGATATAAAGTTCTCATACTGAGTAACTTTTTCGTAAGGATCTTTAAAATGTAATTTCTTGGGTGGCTTGCCCCCGATTATAAAATCACGATCTTTTTCAAACCCAATCTTTTCAAGAAACTTTAAAGTAGATGGCAGAGTCCTGGTATAGATCTGGCCAAAGGTCCTTCCGGTAATTGCCGTAATAGATCGCGGCATAGTGCGCACAATACGGCTTATTTCCCAACCAATGATATAGGATTTGCCCGTACCCCTTCCGTGTATATTAACTTCGCTTTTAGCGTTGTTAATTACGGATAATTGCTGTGGCCTGTTTAAATCTATTAATTCAGAGATCATGTTTTCATCAGTTGTTCGGCTTCTGTTTCATTGATTTCATCACCGCCGTAAATTAGTTTATTGATTTGCTTCATGGTTGAATCCGGAAGGCTTTCCAGATTATCCATGTCAATCTTTAGTTCCTGGTGATTGTTCTGAATCAGGATATAATACTGCGTCTTTTCTTCCCGGTTAAGGTTTTCAAGATTTTCCGGCTGGGTCCCAATAATCTTTATAAGATTACTGTGTTCCATCGCAATGATCCGCCGGCCAATATCGGATTTCGATTTACGGCAGGTAATTATATTGTCCACAATATCATTGATCATCCATGATCTCCAGAAACCCCAGTCAAATTCATAAACGGTATTGTATAACCGTTGCGCCATTTTAACATCTTCATATACTTGATATTTTTTTAAATGGCTGTATTTTTTCTGGTGCATCATAAAAACAGTATGCTTAATCGGATTTTTATCCATCAAACGGATAACTGACATAATCCGATCCAATTGCTCTTGCTTCTGTTCAGATAATGGAGAGTTGGCAGGGTCAACAATATGACCCTTAATATCTTCGTAATTCGTTTCTTCCAAAGCTCTTTTACTCATCGTTTACTCTCCTTTAGAAAATTTAGTAGTTGCTGCTGCGACGGGTTGGAACCGTTAATAGCCGCTTTCATAATGGCTTTTCGCAAGGCAATTTCACCCTTTAACCACCCTCTGAGAAAGGCCGAAACCAAAGGATTGGCACTGCATTTTGTGATAACATCATCACAAAACTTTTCGGTATCCTGTTCATTCAGTTCAAGGTTAACCGCTATGTCTTCAGGGCTGAAAAATAGTTCAGCCAACTCTTCAACCATATCAAGTTGTTCCGCACTCAAATTCATTGTCTAGAATTTTATAATCAAATTCAAAAATATCCGGGTCAGTAAAAATGATTCCCCGTTCCAATTTCGGGTTATCCGTGGCATTCTGACTCGTGACAATGGAAATCTTCCATTTATCATTCCATAATAAAGCAACCTTCGCATGAACAGAGATACACTTGTAATTAAAACTTGCCATCAACATCTGAAAAGGTTTTGGGCTCATAGTCTTCACCCTGTTATCGATGATCACCTTAAGCGATAACAGATCTCTATTCTCAATTCGATGTTGTAACTGTTCAATGCTTGTCTGACTGAAAGAGTAAGAAGTCATCATGCAATGTATCGGCCCGGTCTGTCGGATCAAATGAAAAATCAAACGCACCAGATTAAAATTACCCCAGCTGTAATAGTGGGTCATCTTTCCAGTCTCAAGATTCCCGATGGCTTTATTAAGAAATTTATCCTTGTCACCAATAAACTGATTTAATTGATTCTTAAACACAATACCCTCAGTTTTCAGTTTAACTCGTTCAGCGTTCTCCGTAACCGGCAGAGTATCCAAATCCATAATTACATTTTTTGGATTAACCAGCATGATCTAATCATTAATCAGTTTATAATCAATTTCTTCAATCATACTGATCCGTTTTCGTATCCGTGTTTCCAATATGGTTAATTTTGAACCATCAATAGTGTTAGTTGCAATTGCTAACTTATTTTTACGAATCTCAACTTGCTTCTGATCTTTGGAATTAGAGGTTTGTAAGTTTTTCTTCTGCCGTTTCAGGTCTTCAATATCAAGTTTTTCAACTTTCTCAGCTTCAGATATTGCATAATTTTCAGGGTAAATGTCCCTTTCATTTGGCAGAATACGATCTTTAAGATACGATTGCTTAACCAGATATAAAAACATAAACCGATCAGATATTGCTTTTATCTGATCAAGCAGTTTCACCCTTTCCTTAACAATCACCTTACGGTTGGATTGTTCCATATTTGCCATTTGGGTATGTAGCAAACTTCTTTGTTGGTAAAGATTTCCTAAATCAAATAAAACCCTCTTAATCAAAATTGGATATTCATCATTCCGGGTTCCGTAAATAATTACCGGATTAAAATCTTCCTCTGAATCACTCAGCCCTGAAAGTAGTTCTTCCTTTTTCTTAATATCCAAACGATTACTAACAACTTTTTCTTTTTTGGTTGACCGGTCAACCTGGCTATTAGTATTTCCATTGTAATAACTGCTGGTATAATCTTTCCAATTGGAAAAATCTGCAACCTTTGCAGCCTTACAAATCTCATAGGTAAGTTTATCTTTCATGCGATTCTCTTTTCCGATAAACTGTTTATGAAATCCTTTCCTACCGGAGAATTCCATCAAAAGGCCAATGCCATCCATATAATTCATTCCTGACTTTAGCCAGGCAATTATTTTTAACTTACGTTTTTCCATTGTTCATTCAAGGAGTTAATTAATTTATATTCAAGCTTTTTTCTCAAATAATCAGTTGTACCCTCATTAAATATTTTAATAAGATTGACGTTTTTAAAATACTTTTCAAATATTTTTACCCCAGCCAGGTATTCTTTCCCACTTTCCATCCATTTAATGATCTCAAAATTTCGATCTTCAAATCCATTTATTTCCCATTTAGAATTAATAGGAAACCGCTTGTAAAGCCATATTTTTAGTGATTCATTTAACCCCTGATCATTAAAAGCCAAAAATTGGGAATCACTTAATCTTAAATCGATCTGGGGTCCGCTTAAAGGCGTAAAAACTGTCTTCTTTTCAATTCCCAATAATTGGTTTTTAGAGGCACAAACCGAATTTCCATACAGCGATTTCATGGTAAATCCATTCCCCTCCTGGTAATTGAAATTTTGCATTATCCTTTTAAATTTGGATTTATTGAACATGATCGGCGTATGGCAATCATAGTGATTGGCAGGCAAACCATGTAAATTCAATATTTCCCTGGTTTTATTCAATCGCTTGCGCCAAATATTGTTCAACCAATAAGTTTCCGGAAAAAGGTTCATATCCCCTTTATGAAAATTTGGAATATCCTTTAATTCCATGGACCGTAATAAAATATGATCATCGTTGATGAATAAGAAATCTTCCGATAACCTATCATCCTCACAGGCACATAAAACTTTATGGATGATGTTCCCATCAGCATTAAGGCAAGGATTGTAAATGTCCTTCACCGGCAGGTTTAGGATAGAATTATCCAGAAAATCAGGTAAAATTCCCACTATGAATATTTTCCCTAAATGAATTCCATAGTGCTCCAGGGCTCTTAAACTAAACCGAAGCTCATTGTTCCGCCATCCGGAACCACTTCCAATCGGATAAACCACATCAGTAAGCTCTTCCATAAATTACCATTTATTTTAAATGCTCATCATAACCAAACCCTTCTGAAAGCCGGCAGTAATGAAAAATATATAACTCTTTCATCAAGCGTATTTTTAAACCGGCTTCCAGGATAGCATAACTGATTTTGGAATCTATACCTAAAATGTCTTTCCCTCTCGCTTTTGAAAAAACTTCATCTTTAATACGGTCCCATACCCCTTTGCGGATAACCATCAGGTGACCCGCAACTTTCCGGTTAATCTCCAATACCTGGTTTCTGCAAATAACCGCTTGCTTTACCGCGATCGTTTTGTGATAAAGGATAGAATCTGAAAACATATTCACCCCATCAGGAACCTGTATCTTGTAATGGCACCGGCTCGCATAACAGGTAAATAATCCGGTATCTGGGAAATTTTGCGTATACCATTCAATGATATTCCCAAAATCAGCATTTAAAAAGGCGGTATCTCCATCCGAGATTACAACCCAATCATCGGTATGGGTAACTAGATCAAAATACCGGTTAATCGCATTGAGCAACTTTTTATCTTTGTCATAAGGAGTAAAGAACCAAATCATAATCAGCTTTTCTTCCAAACTTAATTGGAAGAAAAGCTTGTAGAAAGGACATAAAAAAACCCTGTTGCCAGGGTCTTTTTACTTCAAAGAATTATCACATCTTTCATTTCCGCTTCACTTTAATTTCAATCACTTCACAATTAGTAAGGTTAACTTCCTTTTCAGGAATTCCATATATTTTAGTTTTCCCCAAGGGGGTAATCTCCAAATATGGAAAATCACTTTCATAAAGTTTCTTCAAAACTTCCAGTGATAAATTATCCCTGCTGAAATCAATCTCTCCGTAAAGATGGGTAATTACCCTCCCTGGTTTCAATCTGATCAGCTTGAAATAATTCTGCCACATTATGCACCAGAACCACTGGCACCGGTTAAAGGAATAGTTCCGGTATAAACAAACAAATTGTTTGTTTTGTAGGTGAACTCCATGGAAACACCTTTCCGTGCAGCGGTGGTTTTTCCGGTACCTGCACCATCCGGAGAACCGGCAAGGACAGCAGGCCGAAGAGCGTCGCCCATGATGTATTTCTGACCATCGGAATCAACGACCACAAATACAAGATTCTCATTCTTGGCAGCACGCATAAATCCAAGAATCTTTTTCTGAAGGCCCGGATGGAAAAGGGAAAGATGATTTACAAAAGAGTGACCATCAATCTCACCGACCAATTCCATCTTGTATTCGCCGGTATCATCGGTTAAATACAATTCCCAAAGACGCTTACCGGCTTTCATTACAAGCTCGCCTGTAAGAACAGAAGCCAATTCAAGGGTTGTCGGTGCAACCGGAGGAATAGGAAAAGTTTCAACATCAGCCCAATATGCGAAATAAACCATCTGGGTTAAAGAACCCATGTTATCTCCATTTGGCAGATTTTTATCAATAGTGGTAAAATCAATCATGATTTTAGGTTTTAAGGAATTAATAAAAAGATAACCAGGAACAGGGTCTTAATTAGACCCTGATCCGGATGGTAAAATATTGGTCCATACAGCCTGGTTAATACCAAAGCCTAACCCTTCACTCCAGTCAGCCATAACAGCAACAGCACGTTTTGACTCTTCGAGTTTGAATAGATTTTTGGTAAGCGTTGCTGGAGTGACATACAGGAAATTCTCAACAGGAGTACAGAAAATATCGTCTGTACCAACCATGGAAGCCAGTGGCTTAACGCTGAGAGGCGTAAAATCAATACCGGCATCAATCTGCTGATCAGAAGTCTTCTGATAAAATAGCTGCGCCCTTTTATCCTGAAGGTATTTTTTGTACCATTTATGGCTCATAAATACATTCATCTTGATCCCCTGATAAACTTCGGCGATATCATCGGTGAAGGACTCAACCTGATCAAAAATGGTT